CACGTACATCATCAAGGTGAGCACTGGACAATTTCTTCTTGTCATCTGGACTAGGTTCTTTGTTTTTGCTGGCTTCTTGTGCTTGTGTGATCATTTCCATTACTTCTTCTTCACTAGGCAAATAAGCGTCAGCGTCTTTGATGCCCAACACATACAACATGTCTTCGTAGGGCTTTTTCAGCTTCTTGAATGCTTGTGGTGTCAGTGCACCACTTGCCACACCTGCAGAAACTTCTTGTGTGAGCCCAGTTTGTGCCTGTTTGATAATCTGCAAGCGTTGTAAACTATTCTCTTCACTCTTCATGCCAAGACCCAATTCAACACGTATGGTCTTGCGTTCATTGAAGTTCATGTCATCAAATGCTAGATAATCTAAGAACTCTGGCTTACCATCTGGGTGGTATTCGGCTGCCAGTTTCTTGACACCATAATCATCTCCGTACTGTACTAGAGTACGCCAGACCAGGTAGATAGCATCCTTGACGCCTTCGGCACAGTTTTTAATTGTGTTGTCTTGAATAATTTGATTTGGTCCTAGAGCCAGTTGCAGTTTTGCTCCTGAGTTACCAGGACTCATTACTTCGGGGTTGAACACATCTTGTGGTGTGGTCATACCGATCATGGCCATGCCATCTTGTTGTATGCGATTCAATGCACTTTCAATAAAAGAATTGTTTCCGCTTGGTGGGGGAATTTGGTAAATGTCTTTGGCTGGATCAAATTTACTATCTAAAATAAAGATAGCAGCTTCACCATCCTGCAACATTTCGAAATCCAATTTGTCTGGTTTGACACCAATGCGTGGTGTGGCAGTCAACAAGCCAAGTTGTAGTTCTGCACGGTAGCCGGAAGTGGCATATTCTTGCATGGGGATCACTGATTCAGCAATGCTCATACCGTAGAAGTTTTGTGCAAGTGGTTTTGGTACCATGTTGGCCACTGGAATAAATTCTACTTCTTTGGCACTGATAATGTATGTGCCTGAGTAAACAATTTCAACCAACTCAAGCTCACCATCATTGTCAATGTCATAACGATTCCAAATGGTCAATACAGTGACTTGACGTGCTTCTGGTTCTTGTGCTGAATAGCCTGTTGATGGTAGGCCGTTTACTGGCACTGAATCACGTGCATGCAAGGCCAAGTTGTTGAGCAGACTGCCTGCTTGGAAAGCACCCACGTTTGAATATTCAGCATGTATTTTAAATTCTTCTAGATCAATGTCCGGATACAGTTCTGTGACTTCTTGAATGCTCATGGGCTTGTAGAAACCGCAGAATGGTTGTTCTTCAACTGAGATTACAGTGGGATCACAAATCCAATAGTGTTGTGCAATAGGACGGAATTTCACATTGACATTGTAGCCTGTGAGTTTGTACTTGGCTTCATAACTGGTGTTGCGAGCAATTGATTCAGCAATCACATCTTCGCCCTGTTCTAATTCTACATTAGGCACTTCTTCAGTCATTGAGTCAAACTCACCACGTGAGCCTGCTTCGGCAGTAGCAATGCGTGTGTCTAATTCAGCCTGGCGTTGTTCTTCTGGCAAGCCCGCTACAAACTGTTGTGTTTCTAACAGGACCTTGGCCATGTCTACATCAGCTTTACGACGACTCTGACGTAGCACAGTTAGACCTGAATCTGCTGCCTGTTGTTCAAATGCAGCCAATTGATCTAGTGTGCCGGTTGTGGTCACATAGCGTACAAAACTTTCACGCATGGGACTTACCATCATTTCACCATTCTTGTGTAAACAAGCATCCATGGTCCAATGCTGTAGGATAGTGTGTGGATCGTTGTTTTGGTTGATCAGCTTGTGTACCATGTTGGTGGCTTGACGTGCTGCAACTTCATCCGCTTCATTGTCAGGTACAAACTCAAAATTGATCTCGCCGTTTTGTGCCAGACCTTTGGTAATAACAGCAGTGGCATAATCAACCATGGGTTTTACCACAGGATGTATGTAATCAATACCGTTAACTGGTTCCGTTGATTGTGTTACTGGAAGTACTAGGTAATGATAATCGCTGGCGCGGTTTACCTGGTTTTTAGTGGCCAGCAGGCGCAGGTTTGCTGCACATTTAGTTTGTAGTAGGTTATGCATCTTAACAAAGCGGGCCATCATGCCGCGGGCATTGTCTAAATTGCTGATTACTACGTTTTTGATATCAAGCATGTTTTGCGATCCAATTTGTATATTACATTATTTAGCGTTAGCATCAATCAGCGATTAATGCTGTACGCCATAATGTGTCCTGGGTGTTGACCGCTCAGATCCTCTGCAGGACCCATACGATCTCCAGCTCGACTCAAGCAATATTTTCTAGCACGGTCTACATCATCTAAATTCAAATCATCAAACACTATGCCGCCTGGACGGTCGCCTATTAGACGCAGGGCTAGGTCCACATCTATTACAACATCTGCATAATGATGACTACCATCAATCAAGACCCAGGCCACATTTATCATGTCCACTAGTTCATCTGTTATGGTTGCAGCAAATGCTTCTGATGTCATTTCAAATAGGGTCACATTGGTCAAGCCCTCTGTGTTGGCCAGTGTGTTGCGTTGTTGTTCGGGCATGAACTCATGTCTGTTCACCCCTGTGGTGTGCGTGGTATATCCATCTTCTAAGAATGGGTCTACTCCGTAAATGGTCCGGTTGGGATTGTTGCGAGCTAGACTTGCTATGCTGTCTCCATTGAACACTCCTATTTCTAAATAATTGTAGGGTGAGTTGGGCAAGTTGCGTTGAAAATATTCAAATCCTGGTTGGCAAAACATTTGTGGTTCTCCTTGGTTAGCCTGTAGGGCTGTGTGTGCGTTTCCACTCGGGAAGGTTTGCGTCGTCTGCGGTTCGGTATTGACCACGCATGTCTCTGAAACGTTGTTTTGGACTGCGGCCGTCTGCCGATTCGGCCAGGCCTTGCAAACATCCTATCAAGGCGTAACGTGCTGAGTCAATGCAGTCGTCTGGATCGCTAAAGCGTCCCCGTTCATCAGCATAGTAATTTTGTGCTTCTTTGATAAATTCTACACAATTTTCATTTACATGTAAGGTGCCCAGTTCCAACATCTGACGCATCACATTGATACCAAAACTTTTATGGTTAGTACGCCGTCCAGCATCATCCGGAGGATTCATAATGGCATCTGGATGCACATTCAATTCGTACTGTTCAAACAGTTCACGTATGCTTTGGCTGCTCATGGTGTAACGTCCTTGTGTTGAAGCATCAGCTGGCAACACTATGGGTGTGCCAAACACTTCAGGACGCATCAGGTGATTGATGTAGTTCATGGGGTTGGCTTCTTCTGTGCCCTTGACCACTATCTGATGATGCAACCAAGCTTCTTGTTCTTCTGGATGCCAGTACATGAGTGTGATAACTGTTTTGTCATTGATCAAGCCTAGGTCCAGTGCAATGATTCTTTTGATGCCTTGTACTGAGCGTAGATCATAGTCGCCTGTTCGGTACGTGGGCCAGTTGCGTATCTGAAACACAGCACCTTTGCCCATAACAGGTACACCATTACGACGTGCATCACGTTCGTGTGGCAAGTAGTCACGTTCCAATTGCTGTCTAGTGCTCATCAACAAGAACGGTTCACCCCAGGGATCATATTCGGGCACATCATCCCAACTCACACGTATGTGTTCATAACCCTCTTCCTGGTTCCAGAACTTTGATACCAGCCCGTTGAGACCTTTGAGTGGTGTAAACGAGCATAGTACTTGTCCTTGTGTGGTGGCAGTACGTGTGACTATTTCTGAAAAGAAGTCGTCCGGTGGTTGTTCATCAAATACTGCCAATGACAATTTGAAACCTTGCATTTGGCGCACTTCCTGTGTGTAGTTGGCAAACACCAGATAACTGTTGCTACCTGACGTGTGACGTACCTCTATGCCTAAACAGTTGGCACCATCATTACGCATGGTTTCAAACACTATGGCCGTTCTGGGTATGGCACCAGTACCTATGCTATCCTGTATCTTGATGTCTTGTGTGCCCAGCAGTTCATTTTGTAGAACCATGGCCACCTGACTCCATCCTTCTCCAGCTACCATGGCTGTGATGGGTTTGGTAAAACGTTTGCCTGTCCACCACGCAGGATATTGACCTGTTAGATGCATGGCAGTTTCGTAACAGGTGCTGACTGTTTTACCAATTCGGTTAGCAGCCAAGATGCCTCTACGATCACTATGGCCTGTTTCAAAAAATTTACGTTGATGATCAAATGGACGGAAGTAACGCAGTTGATTGTAACGCATGTCATCAGCTGTGGCTATTACAAGTTCTTGAAACTTGGATCTAGCATCTGATGGCATGTGTGTAAGGCTGTCAGCATTTAGGTCATGCTGATCCAACACATAGCGTAGGGCACGACGCATCAACAGACCAGGGTCTATCATTCGGGCGCCTGTTCATACATGACAGTATTGGTGTCGCCAAGAGCCCATTTGGGATCTGTTTCCACACTCCAGCGTTGAGTTGCTACTCTAAAATCTGGACGCTTCAATTCCTTAGGATTGCTACTTGGTTCCAAGATCAATAATCTGTTGTTGGGTTGTGCAGCAAACTGTCCGTTGTCACACTTTATAAAATTATAGCTTTTGTGATCTTCCACATCTTCTGAGAAGCCTGTATCCAATACATTGAAGTCCGGGTGTGCTGAGTCCACTGTGAACATGTATTCGCCAGTCATCCAGCCTCCATTCTTTAATTTGAACTTGCACTTCATACTTTGCAACTGTGCTTTTTTGATCACAGTGATGTCATAACTGAGACAGTCCCATAATTGCAAATAGTCCAAGGGCAGTGGTTCGCCCTCTATGGGTTTCCAGCAGTAGGCGTGCAAGGGTAGCTTGTCATAGAGTGCACCATATTGGTTGAGATAGCTTTCAATACGGAATGCCTGACCTCTAAGGCTTTTGATTGTGATCCACCAGCAAGGTTCTAGTTCGCCATGACCTGATTCATGATCATAAAGAAACTCACGACGTACAAAACATTTTACTGGGGGCAAGTTGGCCACAATGTGACTCATGATCTACTCCGCCAGGTTGCGACGTATGGTGTCGAGTTGGTGTGCTGTTTCGGCTAGGTCACGCAGTTCCAGTGTGGTCATACGCCAGGTTTCTGGATTGGATACATCGCAACCATCACGCTTGTCCAAGCCTGCTTGTAGTCGTTCCATGGTCAAGCGGAGACAATGCTCAACCTGGCTGGGATACTTTTCTGCAAAGGCTTCTCTGTGTACTCGGTTGACCTTTTGTAGGATCTTGGTGTCTGCTACCAGCCTAGCTTGATCTGGGTTCAAATGTTACTCCACGGATCGTTGTTGTTGCTATTGCCACCTGAGTCAATGATAAAGTCACGGTCGATCCAAGTATCCCATTGATTGCTCTTGTTCACTTTCATACGTTGCATGAAGCCACGCAGTCTAGTACCTAGCGGTGTCAACATGCCATTGGCGTTGCGAATAACCTGTTCACCAGTACGTGGATCAACCCATTCATACTTTTCTGGAACTTCTTTGCCAAATTTGTTTACTCTGACTCCTACTGGTCTGGTTGAGATTGGACCCAGCACTTCGTATGTGATCACATTGTTGGTATATTTCTTAAACACCACATCACACTTTTGTCCTGCGGCTTTGAAGTCAGCATCTGGATGTGGAAAAGCTCGGCTATCAAAACGTGTCACAATGGCTTCACCGTCTACATCCATAGGGATAGGCGGTATGATCTTCATGGGATCAATGGGAATGATATCGTTCTTGTCCAGGTATGGATTCTCTGTGCCCAACAGGTATTCATCTGGTTGCTCACCATTCAACACATCCATGGCTGTTTGATATTTGAATTTGTTGCTACGACCTTTTAGGTTCAACACATAACCTGTTTGGTCAAACACAAACTTCTCCAGCTCCTTGGCTGTGGGGAAGTCGGTCATTAGGCCTTCTAGGTCATACAGGGGTTCTGCGTCTATGGTTCGTGTTTCGGTTTTGGGTTTTGGCTTTACAGACTTTGCTGCGTCTACTACATCAGCTGTGTCTGTTACAGGTACATCAATGCCCCATGTGGATTCTGGGGCGGCGGGTGTGGCTTTCTTTTTCATTGTGGTTCCTTTCTAGTTTATTCAATGATCAAGTTGTAGAGGACAACTTGAAAACCTTATTCGAAATATTATTGTTTAATTATACTTATTATCTTTTGAAGCTACGCTTT